TTTTCCATTTGGATATTTATCAGCATTTAAAGGTATTTTTGATTGAGGACACCATAAACGGGGACAAGTATAAACATTTTTAATATCTTTTTTACTGCCATAAGTTATATCATTATCAAAATGATAATTACCATCTTTTATTAAAGATTGTTTATATTCTTCAGTAAATACAATTGGTTGATTAATTGCTTGACATTTACTTCTAGCATAATTATTTAAAAATAAATCTTTATCTGCTTTTTGTAATAAATTGATAAAATAACTATGTTTTTCTTTACCTAATGCACCACCACTTTTTTCGTCATCTGAACTAGTATCAAATAATAATTTACCTAAATTTTCTTCATCACTTTGAATTTCAGGAGAAGATGAATATTTAGGTAAACTATTAATAATAACAATTGGTTTTTTAGTAGCTTTATTTTTGCCTTTTTCAATAGAAGATGATATTATTTTGGATAACCAATAAATAATATTTTCTAATTCTTTTTTATTTGGAATATTTATAATATTAATAAAAAATCCATTTTTATATAATTCAATAATTACAATTGTATTTATTTTATTCATCGTTTCTTGTTGTTTTATATTTTGTTGTTCCATTTCAAATATTAATTCTTGTTCATCTTTTAATAATTGTTTTGCTTCTGCTATACTAAAATTATTTAATATAACTAATTGATTTATGATATCATCCTCTTCTATACCTAAATATAAACAATTTTTAACATAAATATGAGCATCAAAACCCTGTTTATTATAATTTGATGACCTTTTATAAATTAAATTTATTGTATCTTTATTTGATTTAAGGATATCAAATATATCAATATATTCACTAATTTTTTTTTTAAGATTTTGCATTGATACATTTTCTATTTCAATTGTAAAATTGGCTTTTATGCTAATTTCATTAAAGTTTAATTTATGATTTAAATGACCATTACAATATTTTGTAATATCATTAATATTATCATCAATTTCTTTCCAATTTATATTTTTACGTAAATTTATTGTATAACTCAGAGTTATATACATATCATCTTTAATAGTTAATTTTGCAAATGTTCCATTATTTAAAATAGAATAACAATTGATACAATTATTATTGGTGAATTTTTTAATATCAGTCCAATTAACAAATTTATCTTTAGATAAATTATTTGTTTTATATAATTTATATATAATTTTATAAGTATCGCTAATCCATTGAATAAATTCAATTATTGGTGTTGTATTTAATTTTTCAAAAATATCAACTAATTCATATTTCTTTGTTAATTTACTTTCTAATTCATATCTATGAATATTTAATGTTGTATCAATAATAGGTTTGATATCAATTTCTTCTAATTGTTTTAAAATTTCATCTTTTTTATTTAATTGAGCTAATGTTTGAAATTTCTTATCAATAAAATAATATTGATTATTTTTTAATTCTGGAAAATCTTTTTCAAAAATAATATTTACACTACTATAACTAAATAATCCATAATTATAAGTTATTATAACTGGATCATTTAATTGTTTACTATTTAAATTTTTAGCTTCTAGAGGATTAACATTATATCCATCCCATATTATTGATTTAAATGTAAATAATATTGATTCATTATTTCTCCACATATAAAATCTGCTATTATTATTAATAGTTTTAGCAATTTTAGCACATGCATCATCTAAATTATCATCTTCATATAAATATATATCATAAGTATTGAATTTTTTATTATTTATCCAATTATTAACAATAATTTTTTTATATAAATTCATATCTAATAATAAGTTTTAATATTTTTTTTCATATAATTTAATAGATTGATTATTTTTAATAAAATGGCAGTTGATGACAAAGAGCTTGATTATACAAAAATTAGAGATGCAATGGATCTAGCAACTGAAAATTTAAGAAAAAAAGATGAAAAAGATAAAAAAGAAACAATAAAAGAACAAGAAAAATCAGAAGTTAAATTAAATAAAGAAAAAAAAGATAGCATATTCAAATGGATTGCATATGGTGCTGTAATTTTAATAGCCATTATTATTATTTTTATTATTATTTATTTAATAACTAGTTTTGGTAGTTCATCTAATCAAAATAATGTAAAACAACCTCCTCCAATGCCAATGCAACCACCTCCAAAACCATTTAAATTATTTCCACCTCAAATGCAACAACCAATGCAACCAATGCAACCAATGCAACCAATGCAACCAATGCAACCAATGCAACCAATGCCAATGCAACCAATGCAACCATCAACATCATATAATCAATCATTTAGTTTCCCAAGTAATAATTCATCATTTTTCAATAAATTAGATGGATTATCATCAACATCATCAACACAACAACCTATTAGAAGGGGAGGTAATTGGGGTAAAAAAAAATAAAACTTAAATTAATTTAAGTTTATTCATAGAACAAAAAACAGGTGATATATATTTATATGATATATAGAATGCTATAATCATTCCAATTAATATAAAAAATAAATATTTTAAAGAATAATATCCAATAACAAGTAAAAATAAACCTAGAAAAATATAATATAAATCCATATTTTCTATTATATAACAATTAATTTATTATGACCAACTCTAATATCTGTATTAATTACAATAGGTACACCTAATTTAAGAATATTTTTGCAAAATGCAACATCTTCTGAACATATATCCCGTAATATTTTACCATCATCTGTAATAATTTCTTGCATTTCTGAATAAAAATATGGATAATTCATTTTACGAAGAACATCCTTAGTAATAGCAAAAAAACCAAGACCTGTATAATGAACTGGTAAATATTTAAGTTGTGTTTCTGTCTTCCAATTGGTTACATCTTCAGGAGTTAAAAATTTAAATGTTCCATTCTTTGCAAAATATTCAGTATCCCAATCTTTAACAATTGTATAACTAGTTAAATTACTCATACGATACATTCCACTAACAACTGGATGTTTTTCAGTTGATTCAATTAAATCAATAACTTGTTGTGGAGTAAAAATAATATCACTATCAATAGTAATCCAAATATCAAAATCCATATTATCAAATGGTTTTTGTCCAATACCGCGTAAAACATCAAGTCCTAATGTTTGCATACGTGCAAATGTAACAAATGAACTAACACCAGTGCTAACAACTATATCATATTTTTTATTTTCCCAAAGAGCATTAATAGTTGCAGTCCATGATAAAAGAAATTTAGATGAGAAATTATCACCTGGTAGTCCAAATACAATTTTTTTCTTAACTTCACTAGGTTCAGCGATTGTTTGAATATTGTTATTATCACCCTTAATTTCATATTTATTTGACATCTCTTCTATAACTTCGCTATTCATCTATTTTATATTATAAGATAGAATTATATCCCTTATATATTTTTAATTATATAATATAATATAATGTCAATTGTAAATTTTTATGATATAGAGTTAAATGAAAATAGTAATATAACAGAGCATAATAATACATTAAAAATAAAATTAAAACCGCATCAATTAGCTGCATTAAATAAAGCATTAGAAATGGAAATATATGGAACAATAAAATATAAAATTAGTGATACGAATAAGTTATTATCATTAATGAATATGTTATATACTAATATACCTTATTCATTATTAACACAAACGAATAATAATATAATACAGATATCAACAAATGTTGGAATATTGGGTGATATGGTTGGATATGGTAAAACATTAATAGCATTGGCATTAATAGCTATTAATAATGTTGATAATATTCATATTAATAATACATATTCAAAAACATTTAATAATCATAAAAATTACAGTTATTTAAATATATCATCTATTAATAATTTAATTTCTCCTTCTAATATAATATTTAAAACAACATTAGTAATTGTACCTCGTGGTCCGGTGTATATTCAATGGGAGAATATGATAAAAACACATACAACATTAAAATTATTATCAATTGATAATTTATCATTTATAAAAAAACATTTACCAAAATACACACAAAATAATAGACAAGAAATAATTGATTATTTTAATAATTTTGATATAGTATTAATAAAAAATACAACATTAAAATTATTATATAATTATTATTATACTGATAATAATTTTAATTTAATTAATAATTGGAAACGTGTTATAATAGATGAAGCACATGATATTATAAATCAATTGAAAGTTCATATTAATTATAATTATTTATGGATGATATCTGGAACATATGAAGATTTATTAAAGAAAGTTTATAATTCAAATAATTCATTAATATATTCAAATACTTCTAAGGAATTAATGAATGATGAATTTATAAATTTGATGTTAGTTAAAAATAATAATACTTTTATTAAAAATAGTTTTAAAATACCAGAACCAATTGAAAAATATTATTTATGTAAATTACATAATAATATTAATGTAATAAAAAATTTTATTTCTGATTCAGTTTTAGATAAAATAAATGCAAATGATATTTCAGGAGCTATAAAAGATTTAGGCGGTAAGAATGAAAATGAAAATGATATAATTGAATTAGTATCAAAAGAATTAAAAAGAGAATTATTTAATAAACAAGCTGAAAGAGATTATATAACTAATTTAGATATAACACCAGAACAAAAAATATTAAAATTAAAAACTATTAATCATGATATAGAAAATCAAGAAGAAAAAATAAAGAATTTAACAGAAAGAATAAGTTATATATCATCAAAAACATGTTCTATATGTATGGAATTAATGACTAATCCTATTTTAATTGAATGTACTCATATATTTTGTGGTGGATGTTTGCTTAAATGGTTAAAAAATAATAATAGTTGTCCATATTGTCGTTCTAATATAAATGGAACTGATAAATTAATAGCTATTGTAAATGATACTGAGAATAATAATGAAAATAACAATGAAAATAAAGAGATAATATTAAGTAAGGAGGAAACTTTATTAAAAATAATTAATGATAAACCAGATGGAAAATTTTTAATTTTTAGTAAAAATGAAAATAGTTTTGAAAAAATTAAATCAGAATTAAATAAATCAAATAAAAGTTTCGAATTATTAAAAGGTAATACATCACATATGATAAATGTATTAGATAAATTTAAATCAGGTGAATTAAATATCATATTATTAAATACTCAATATGCTGGTAGTGGTATTGATATTAGTTGTGCAACTGATGTCATAATATTTCATAATATGGGATTAGATAAATTTCAGGCAATTGGACGTGCTCAAAGAGTTGGACGAAAAGATGAATTATATATTCATAATTTATGTTATGAACATGAGTTTTAATTATTTTTTTATTTATAATCAATAGAGAATATAAATGAGTTGTTGTTCAGCAAATTATCCTAATAAGAAATGCCCTTTAAGAATGTCGGATGGACGTGCTTTTACTAATTATGAACCACGATGTAATTTTAATTCATATTTAAATGGTAAATTATCTGAAAATAATATGATTAAATCCAGTTATGAAATGAGAGTATATTTACAAAATAATTATGATTCATTTATTGATGCTGAACGTAAAAAAGCTATTGATAATATTACTCCATGTGGTGAATGTGGTATAGGTGATTTAATTAATACAAAAGAAAATACAATGGATAATAAATATTTAGTTAAATGTGATGGAGTAAGTTGTTATAAGGTAATGAATAATCCGGAAGGATTAGGAACTACTAAATTTTTTTAAAACATAATAATAGATTTATAATATAAATGAAAAAAGTTGATAATGAATATATAAATTGTATTGTAGAAAAAAATAATAATAATAAAATTAAAATTTCGGGTTTTATTAAAAATCATATAAATTATTCTAAAATGGCTATTATGGCACCTAATCCCATTGATAAAATAACCTCATTCTCCGGTAAAGGATTGCCTTTTCCATGTGAATTAATAGCATTTGAAAATACACCCAATTTTGAAATAATAAATTCTACTGGTGTAATTGATGTTTTATTTGATTATCCTAATAGTTATTATGCGCCAAATGGATATACCAAAATTATATCACCAATCATAATAAGTTTAGATGGTAAAAAAATAATTATTCAATTAAATGATTTATGTCCTTTAAAAACATTAAGAGACCGTTCAAGAGGTGATCCTAATTTCTATGGAATGAAAGAATTAATATTACCTATAGGGACTGCTGAAGAAGTTATGAATAATTATGCTTATGCTAAATTACATTATAATATTGCATAATTATTTCTTTTCAAGAAGTTTAACAGCAATTTTATTAAGTTTTCTAAGTTCATGTGAAATTGAACCCAAATGACTTGAAATATTTTCACCTTCTTTATCAATAAAGAAATTTTTCATCATTTCAAATTGAATAATTGTCTTATCAAATTCATCGTTTTCATCTTCATCTTCATCTTCATCTTCATCTTCATCATCTTCATCTTCATCTTCATCTTCATCTTCATCTTCATCTTCATCTTCATCTTCTTCTTCTTCTTCATCTTCATCTTCGTCTTCATCTTCATCTTCATCATTATTTTCTTTTTTTTCTTTAATAACAACAGTTTCATTTGTTAATTCATCATCTGAACAAATACTATTTGTATCTTCGGTTGTAGGTTTAAGCATTTTAAATATAATTTAATTATTAAAATAAGTCTTATATAATTTTTAGATGAAATAAATAATTCTTATATAATTTTAAGATATGAATTTAAATTTAATTAAAATATTAAGCTTTTTCATAGGATTATTTATTACTTTACTATTTATTTCATATTATAAAATACATGAATCATTTTCAGTATCATCGCAAGTGGTAAATTTAGCAGAACAAATTGCTAAACCTTTAGCAAATCCATTAGAATTATTATCAAGATTATCAACATTATCAACAATGATTAAAACTGATTTAACAGATGACGACTCAATTATTCCATATATTGGATATAAATTTATGTCAATCAATACTTTTAATGATACAGATAAAATATCATTATCAGATGGTAAATGGTATGATATAGATAAAGAAAATAAACATTATGATTATAATTATAATCATTATTTTAAATTTGATAAATCAATAAATTTAGAAAAAAATAGATTAAATAATAAAAATGGCGCATTAGGAGCTAATATTTATAATAATGAATTAAGAGGTCCAAGTTGTTATAATTTTGCAAATAATTCAGAAACATATGAATTAGTTGAATTTACAATGTTTATTACAGCAAATTTTATTGCATGTTCAAAAACAAATAATATATTATTTGAACTTACAGGTAATACAATAACTACTGATAAAATAATACCTAAATATACAACAAGTATAATTAATATTAATATTATTGTAAATAGTAATGATAATTATGATTTTCATTTAACTATCGGTGATATTATCTATAAAGGCGAAGCAAATGATATAGATAAAACATTATTAGAAGATAGTGAATATATAACAATTGGTTTATTTTATACAAAAGAAAAGGTAGGTTTAATATTAAATAGTAAAATTTATGAATATTCAAATATTAATAAATTTCCAATAACATTAGGTTCAACGCCAATAATAATAAATAAATACGGGTCAATTAATATGCATTTTTATAATTTCATATATTATAAAAGTTTATTCAATTTTAATAATTATGATTATTTAGTAAGATATAATAATTATTATATTTCTGGATTGAATTCATCCAAATGTCCTAAAACAGAAATTACAACAATATCAAGAAAACCAATTAAATATAATCCAATTAGATATGATAAAATAAATATACCTAAATTTAGATATCCAATATTGGATGATGAGACTTATAAATATTATGATGATGATACAAATGATACCAATGATACCAATGATAAGAATAATAAGAATGATAAGAATAATAAGAATGATAAGAATGATAAAGATGATAAGAATGATAAGAATGATAAAGATGATAAGAATGAAGAAACTGATATAAAAGATGATATAAAGAGTGGTATTAAAAATTTAACATCTGATATAAAGAGTGATTTAATAGATGATGATGAATATAAACAACCAAATTTATTAGATAGATTATTTAATTTTTTCTAATTCGTTTATTTAAGAGATATAAACATATATATTTTTTAGTAAGTATGACCGAATATTTAGAATTTCCGACTAAACAATTAAATGATACAAATTTATTATTTAATAAAAATAAAATAAGTGCAGATATCGCTTCATTATCTTCAATGTCTTCAATGTCTAGTGCTTCTAGTATACGATCAAATCTTAAAAAGAAAAATAAGCAGCGAGATATCGGAAATGCAATGCCTGCAATGCAACAACCTAAAAAATTAATTAATCCTAATTCAAATTCTAGTAGAAATAAACAGCCATCTAAAAAATATATTGATGATGATGTTAGAAGTAGTAAAAGTGGTAAAAGTAATTATGATGATGAAGAAGATGAAGAAGACGATGATGAAGAAGAGGAAGAAGAAGAGGAAGAGGGAGAAGAAGGTGAAGAAGATGATGAAGAAGGGGAAGAAGATGATGAAGAAGGGGAAGAATATGACGAAGAAGATAATCATATTAAAAAATCATCAAAAATTAATCCATATAAAGATGAATTAAATGAAAAGAAGGAGATATTATATCAATTAAATAGATTAAAATTAAAGGGTGTATCAATCCCACATAATTTTACATTAAATTCTAATTTGGATGATATGAGACAGGAATATAATAAAATAGTACGTGATAGAGATATTGATTCTAGTATAAGATTTCAACGTAAAATGTTAATGGCATTTGTTACAGGAACAGAATATTTAAATACTCGATATGATCCATTCACAATAAAATTGGAGGGATGGTCTGAACAAGTTCATGAAAATATTGAAGATTTTGATGATATATTCGAGGAATTACATGTTAAATATAAATCCAAGGGCAAATCAATGCCTCCTGAATTAAGATTATTTATTAGTTTATCTGGAAGTGCTTTTATGTTTCATTTAACATCTAAAATGTTTAAAGAAAGTTCAATACCAGGAGTAGAGGAAGTATTAAAAGCCAATCCTGAATTAATGAAACAATTTCAGAATGCAGCGGCAAAACAATTTATATATAATAATATTGGAACATCAAAACCAGCAGTACAACAACAACAACAACCACAACAACAGAATAATAATAGTGGTGTAAATAGTTTATTTGGAAATTCATCTGGATTATTTGGAATGGTAAATAATTTATTTAGTGGATTAAATAATAGTACATCACGAAATGATATGCCAATGAATTATGGTAATGCAAAACCAGAGAATGATATAAATAAAATTATAAATAATGTTCATAATAAAATTTCTATTCATCCAGAGGAGGATTCAAGAATAGAAACATTATCAATAAGTGATGAAGAAATAACATCAATAATAGAAGATGCAACAGATGTTAAGATTTTAAAATCGTCAACAAGAGGGAGAAAAAATAATTCAAATAGAACTTTAAATATTTAATTTAGCGCGGTAAATTGCGAATTTTGCTTAATTCACGTGAAGTTTTGCCAACATAAGTTTTAATATTATTTATTTCAGAGTTAATTTTGCTAGGTATTTTAGCGAAAGATCCGATTGGATCACGAATAGCGCCTTTTAAATCAGATGTACCATCTTCAATTGATTTGACAACAGTAAACATGGTAGATAATGCAAAACCTACAATTATATGAAGAATAAATAATATAAATATTAAAATAAATTCGATAACAGCACCAATCATTATTATTTCACGACGTGAATCAACAGAACATTTACATTTTTCATTAACAAGAGCACGAGTATAGCGGAATACTTCATATAAATAATAAATAAAAACTAATGCAAATATTAAATCAACAAATTTATTAATTAGAACTATATTATCTCCAAAATTATCAGAAATAGTTTGTTCAGATATAATGCCAGTAAATAATAAATAAACTATTGAAAATATTGTGAAACCTTTAATAAAATTAATATTTGGCGGTAAAGCGCATTTACATCCTTTTTGTTCAAGACTAGTTATATAACTATAAATAACAACTAATAATATTATAGTTATAAATGAGTATAGTACTTTAGCAATATAAGAAAGACCGAAATTTGCCATTTACGTTTTTTTTTATTCTAATAAACTAAAATATTATTTTTATATATAAAAACTTTCTCTTTTTTTTGGTTCAACATATTTTAATTTCAGATATTTAAAAATATCTTCTTCTGAATTAATTGGATAATTAATATTTTTACCAAATCCATGTTCACTGAGTGATAAATCAAAATTAACTTTAACATAATGGCGAAATCCAATATTAAATATATTAGAACCAGTGAAATATAATAGAGAATAATAATATTCACTAATAGGTGCAATTAAAATATCTAATCTTCTGACAGTTTGATTAGGTAATTTAACAATACCCATAAATTTAGTTTTGCCAAAAGCTAAAACTTCAATTATATAATTTGAATCAATTAATTTAGATATATAATCTTTAAAATTAAATTTAGAATTTTCCATAATAAGAAGATCAATATCACCCATTGATTTACTACCTCTTCTATATGACCCGACAAAATCAAATATAAATTTATTTTTCTTCAAATCTTTATTTAATATAGAAACATGTTTTTTATATTCATCTAATGGTATACGTTCCTTTAAATCATTATAATATTTAATACCTATTTGTTGTTTAGCATTTAAAACATTAATATTTTTTTTAAGTTCATCAATTGATTTAATACCACTATCAACGATTTTATTAGCTTTAACCGGTCCAATACCATAAATATTTAATAATTCTTGTTTAAATGTATAAATATTATCATTATTTATATTATTTTCAATATATGAGATTTGTCCAGTTTCATATAATTCTTTTATTTTATCAAATATACTTTTGCCTATTCCTTCAATTTTCTTTAAATCATTTAAATTTTTAATATCGTCATTAAAGATGAGAATATTATTGATAACATTTGAATAAGCTTTAACTTTATATTTTTCATTTCTATAATTTTCATAATCTCTGATAGTTATTAAATTATTAATTATTATTTTTTTATTAAATTCTGATGATATTGGTTTATCTCTTTTTATTGGTATTTTATATTTTTCATCTTTCTTTATAACTTTTTCAATATATGATATTTTACCATTTTTATGTAATTCTGCTAACATTAAAAGCATCCCTTCACCAATCCCCTTTATCTCCTTTAAATCCCTTAAATCCTTTATATCATTAGTATATTTAAGTAGATTATCAATAACTTTATTGTATGCTTTATATTTAAAAACTTCATTATTAAAAACTTCATAATCTCTGATAATAGTTAGATTATCTATAATAATTTCTTTATTAAATGGATATTGTTTTATTTGTTTTTTAATTGGTTTTTTAATCTTTTTAATCTTATCTTCAATATAAGATATTTTACCAGTTTCATATAATTCCGTTAATAATGCTAATATTTTAACTCCAATACCTTTAATATTCTTTAAATCTTTAATATCATTAATATCATTAGGATATTTAAGTAGATTATCAATAACTTTATTATATGCTTTAACTTTGAGATGTTTATTATTTTGAATTTCAAAATCTCTAATAATTGTTAATTGTTGAATAATTAATTTTTTTTCCATCAATCTTATTTATATATAAATATATTATTATTAGTATTAGTATGAATAATGAATTACAAAACACAATTAACAAAAGATATTATTGAAAGTTATAATTTATATAAAAATAATATGATTAAAAATAATATTCATTTAGATTTATTAAATATGATGAAAAATGATTATTTGAATAAAACTAATTATAATGATTTTATAAATAGTAGTAAAGAAAATCAGGATATTTATTTTGATATTTATACAAAAATTTTTGATATTCAAATAGAACAAAAAAATCTAGAAAAAAATTATGAGTTATTATTACCATTAATATAAATTTAATTATTTATATTTATCAATAATATTAGTAATTTTAAATTTGGTTGATGTATCTAAATTAGAAATATTAATTGCTGAGATTTGATTAATATATTTTTGTTTTGGTAAAAAATCAATAATGATTGCTAATTCATCTAATAATAATTCATTAATATGTTTATAATCAGATGTTAAAATAAATTTATTAAGATCAATAAAAATATTTTCAGTAATTTCTTCAATAATATTCATTTTATTTATTTTTTTTAATATGATACATAATGCTTTTATCATAGAAATTGTTGATTTTTTTAATTTTACATATTCACAATAAACATCATAATTTTCATCATCAAAAATAGATTTATAAGTATTATTAATGAGTGATGGTAACCATTCTTTTTCTTTTAAATAATTATTATAATATTTAGATATATTATTTTCAATATAATCTTTATTAAATAAATATAAAACATCAATATAAATATTATTATTTGATGATTTAATAAAATTAATTAATACGTCAAATAATGTATTTAAAATTTCATGGTCAACCTGAATAATGAAAGATGATAATTTATTATAAATAGTTTCTTTATTAACATCAGTTAATTTATTTAAATAACTAATAAATTCTTTTTTACATTTTGCATCATCACTAAAATCAATATAAATAATATGTGGTCTTGCTTTAGGTGCTTTAGTTTTATTTAATGCAATAATTTTCTTTTTTTCCCATAAACTACGTGCATCATAATTTGAAACAAAACAATTATAATTTGAAACTAAATCATTTGCTTTATTTACAATATTTTCAGAAATAATTGTATTAGATTGATTAAAATTATTTAAACAAGTTTTAAATATTTTATAATTAATTTTAACTAATCCAATATCTTCTTCTATATCCATTATTAATATAAATTTATATAAATGTCTTTATATTATCTTTTGTTTATTATCTTTTAATCATCAATAATATCAGCTATTTCTACTGTATTATCATGAACAATTATTTTATCTGCTAATTGATTTTTAGTTCCTTCTGTTGATAATTTACGTTCTTCGCATTTTGCTTTTAATTTATCAATACTTAATTTCATTAGAGCTTTTTTTGTTGCATGTCCTCCACCAACATTCGCACTTATTATTGATTCTTTATCATCATTAACATCTTTCTTTAAATCAAATATTTCATTAACAATTTGAACGGTATCTTCTTGAATTTCTTCATGATTATTATTTTTATCAGTAGAAACAGAAGGATTGGGAAAAGTAGGAGAAATAGGAGTGGTGGAAGAAGTAGGAGAACCTGAAGTTGCTGCAATAAATTGACACGAATTTTTAGAGCAAAACCCATCATTAAAGATTTCATTCATAATAATTTCAGCGGAGTCGAGAGCGCTATTTGATAATTTAGAATTAGAATTAGAATTAGAATTAGAATTATTATAAACATTTGGATTATTAAATTCAATTTCTAATTTATTAACTTTATTTGATAATAAATAAACTGATTGTTCTAGATATAAATATTTATATGACATAAAAAATATAAATATAAACATTATAAAATAACTAACATAACAAATAATATTATTTAAAGTGAATAATTTAAATATGAACATTTCTTAAATTCTGATTATATAATTTGTTTTTCATTTCAATCGCACTATTAATAATATCTTTATTAAATTTATGTTTTTCTAATAATTCAATTGCAATTATTTGTTTTGACCCTCCTCTATTAATTTTATAATTAAATTCATATAATTTAGTTATTTCATTATATGTTGCATTAACATTTAGATTTATAAATAATGATTTATATTTATCCTCTAATTCTATTAAATTATGAAAATGAGTTGTTATTATTAATGTTACACTTTTCAATTTTGCCAAATATTCAGCAACTGAAAATGCAACCGATACTCCTTCAATTGGAGGTGTTGAATGCATTGGTTCATCCATTAAAAATAATCCTCTCTTATTTGCTTTATTCAATTCTTCAGCGACATTAATCATATTATTACAATGACTTGTTTCAGCCTCAAAATATGATTTACTACCTAATTCATCACTAATTCTCATAAATGTAATAATTGCATCATATAAATAAATATTGCCTTTTATACCATTAATTATACCAATAGTTTGTGCTAAAATTATATTAATAGCTATAGATTTAACATAAGTTGTTTTACCACCGGCATTAACACCTGTTATAATAATATTTTTAGATAAATTAACAGGATTTGAAATCTGTTTAGATGATAATAATGGATTATTTACATCCCATATTTTAGTATTAGTATCATCATAAGTAGGTAAACACCATTTATTTGATTTTTTTAATTTATATATAACATCTATTGCATCAATTGTATAAATAATTTTTAATAAATTGATAATATCATCTTTATAATTAGCATTTTTCCATAATTTATAAACAGTTGCTAAATTATTATCTAATGATGATAAATTATTAATACTATTATTGATATCAGTTTCTTTTAGAGTATTATTATATAAGAAAAATGATTTCCAAATATTATTTGATTGTTTAATGATTGTTATAGATGTTTTAATAAATTCGACTAATCCAATTAATTTATTAAATAATTTTTCACGTGTTTTATAAATAATATATGATATATAAAATGTTTGATATATACTATAAATATAAATTGATAAATAAATAAATATGGTTATTATTTTTGTTAAATCGGATTTAATATTACCAGTTAATTTAAATAATAATTTTAAAAATTCATAAATAATACCCATATATTTACTAAAAGTTAATTCCATTTGTAAATATCTATTAATATAATAATATGGAGTATAAAGAATTGATAAAGGATATATTAAACTGGTCATAGGCATTAAAATAATTTTATAAAAATGATAAGTATCTAATAAATAACTACTATAATTCATATTATTAATTAAATAAGTTGATGGAAATAAAAGATTTATTGATAAATCATCATCAATTTCATCTTTTAACGTCATAATCCATAAAAGATCTTTTTCATTATTTTTAAGAATTTCTCTTTGATAATTTAGAAGTTCATAATTTGATTTTTGACGTTGTATTAATAATTCTTTATTATTAATTGGTGTTTTTATAATTTTATCAATAATTTTCATTCCTCCGATAGTTGTTGGTTTTTTATTTAACCATTCATCAATATTTGTATCAGTATACACATTATCACTAACAATAATTTTATTAGATATATCATTATTTATAAGAATAGTATCTAATAGAACATTAACCGTTGTATCGGGTATTTCAAAAAAGATATTTAAATCTTCAATAGAATTCATTTTTAATATTATAATATAATAAATTAAATCATTTATTAACTCACATATAAAAAATAAAAAATGAATATATATTAAAAAACTTTTAAATTAAAATATGGATCATATAATTATTGTTCATGATAATTATATTTATAAAATTAATAAAGAACCATATGAAACTGATGAAAATACTTATTTTAGAGGTTGGTATATAATTAAAAATTTTAATGATATTAATGATGAAATTATATGTCGTTCAATTATGTATTTAAATGAAAATAAAAATAATATGAAATATTTTTAAACATCACAAATATGATTAAAACGTGCACAACCTGCACCAACTCTTTTTTTTTTATAAGTTCCTCCTTCTTTTTTTGATGATGAAGATGATGAAGATTTATCAGACATTAATTCACTCATATTAAAACCTGAGTTTTTATCAGCTAACATACGCGCACCAAGTAAAGCAAGGGCAGATATAAATGGAGTTAATACAAAATCACCACCTTTTTTCATTCCATTGCCTCCTCTACGCGAACCACCTGAAGTTCCAGCATTGCAAGCGCAACCACCATCCATACTATAATAAAAAACATTATCTAATTCAATAGCTTTTTTATCCCTGGCATTACCACCACGAATACCAGGAGTTGTTGGTGCTTGTGTTGATAAACTAGTAGGAGGTACATATATTTCAGGACCACCGGCGATATTATTACTATAATTAATATTATTGATAGCATCGACATTAACAGTTGAATTTAACATATATTCGGTTGAATTTGGAGAACTAGAATAAGGAGCAATATAACCACCTCTACGTAAATTTTTCTTTAACATATCTATTTAAATAAGAGATTATTTTCTAATATGAAATACTAAAAATACAGCTGCTAAAGTTGTAAAAAAATTTAATAATATAATTAATATAACAAAAGGAATAATATAATATAATAAATAAATTAATATTGGTTTAATAATTTCGGTTCTTATATCTTCATTTAAAACTTCTTTGCGAATAAATTTAATAATTAAATCAACTGTTTTATTAGTATTTTTTTGTTGCGTCATTATTATTATATTGATTACCTTAATATTATACAGAATGAAACATTCATTAAAAAATCCGCAAAAAAAATCATCATGTTATGTTTCTTATATAGAAAAACCAATAAAGATTGGTTTAAATGAGATAAAAATAAATAAATTTTTCAATAATGGATATAAAATTGAATGTCATTTACCTCTTAAAATAAATGACCAATCGATATCTATAATTGAAGAACTTGATAATATTTCATTGGAAACATTAAGAACTAATCATGAATTATTTAGAGATGTAGATATATTAGATTTTAATAATATTGATAATATTTATAATTATTCATATCTATCTGATATATCATCAATAACATTAACATTAAATAATAAAACGGAATGTTATTTTAATGGTATAGATAAAGATTTTGTGGATGTTATAGAAATATTAAAAGATGTAAAGCGACTAAAAGATTATAATATAAATGTTGAAATTAGTTTTTTGGGTTTATTTATATATGAAAATATGATTATAAATAAATGGATTGTTAAAACTCTAAATATCGAAGAATTAATGGAAGATTTTTCAGATTGGAATAAAATAGATATAGAGACAGATTGGGAGAATGAAATTAATAATTATGAAAATGATATAAATGATAAAATTCAACTTTATAATAAATCTTTAGCTAATGCTAAAATATTATTAGAAGAAATTAAGAATGAAACAAATTTTAATATTTGGGATAAAAAAATATTAAAATTAAAAAAACAAATAATAAAAATATAATTTAATTTTATCTATATTATTATAATAGATAGATATTAAAATGAGTTCTTCAAATAGTTCATCAATTGTTATTTCCTTTTCAATTGCTATATTATTATTATTAACATTACTATTACTAATATCTTATAATTCTAAATGTAAAATGGATAATATTGAGCGTTTCGAGAATGATGTTATGATACCAGGTACTAATCAAATTAAAGATATATTAAGTAATAATAAAAATGAATTCTTTTCAGTTGCCAGTAATAGTAATAATTATGTTAATTTAGATGCTGCTTCTAATCCTGTACAAGGTTCTATAAATCCAAATGATGATAAACCAGGATATTCATCACCATCCGGAACATATATGTCGCCAAATGCAACTGAACCATTTGTTGGTGATACTAATAATAATATTGATGATGGTCAGTCTTGTTTTATCCGTGATAGATTAACTAGTTCAGATTTATTACCAAAAGGTACTGATTCAAAATGGACATTAATTAATCCCGCTGGTTCTGGCATGTTAGGAGACCAAAATTTTTTAACAGCTGGTTATCACGTTGGCATTAATACAATTGGTCAATCTCTTCGAAATGCTAATTTACAATTACGTTCTGAACCACCAAATCCTCAAGTTGCTGTAAGTCCTTGGGGAATATCAACTATTGAACCAGATATTCGCACAGTTGGTTTTGAAATAGGCAGTTCATCGTAATTTTAATCAAATACAACATAACATTTAGTATTAATAATATCTTGTTTTGGAACTAATGAATTTTTATTTGAAATCTTTATTTGTTTTTTATATGAAAATTTTGACATATTTTCATAAATCTTTTTTTGATTTTCTAATGCATATGTTATTATTTTTGTATTAAACGCCCATTTAAAAAAATTTAATTGTCCTATTGTTGTTTCTATATCTTCATCTTCATTTATTTTAAATATTATTCTATCATGTCTTCTAAAAGCATCAAAATTAAATTTCTTAAATGATTTCAATTGTGCTCTATAATCCAAATATAATGTAATCTTTTTATATTTTTCATTATTATGATTTTCTGGTAAATTATCATATATATCCTGATCTATATCATTTATCCAATAAATTATATTATTCGTTTTTGCATATCTTGTAACTAACCAATCTATCATACGTAATGATAATTCATGTTTACCATCTATAATAGTTTTTAATGTTAATTTATAAATATTATTATTATTATAAAATGTATTCAAAGATGATAATAATAATTCTTTACTACTATTATTATTTTCTGTCATCATTGTTTAATTTATATTAAAATTGTTTATATCATTATTTAGTAAAAATTATCATATCAAATATTAATGCTATTATTGATAATGCCATTAATAATCCTATTCTCAAATCCCATATTAATATATATATATTAATAATTATTATTATCATTAATATCTAATTATGTTCATATAATTCTAATAATTCTTCTGGATATGGAACAGCTGGTCGTAATCCATAAATTAATAAATAAGCTGATATTATTCCGATTATTATATATCTTATAAAAATATCTATATAACTAATCATTTAATCTATTATTTTAATTTAAAATATTATTTTTCTTTTCCATAATAATATTAGAAAAATGCAATATGCATCATTAGATGAAGCTTATGGAAATTTTAATAATCAAGTTCCAAAGTTTAGAAATAAAAAAAAGAATTGTGAAAAATTTATAAATGATTATAGTCAATCTCAGGATTGCTATTATGATAAAGAAGGTATACCAATGCCTTCATGTGAAAAATTTAGTAATTCTAATGCTAATAATGCTCGTGATGTTGGTAATGCTAATAATGGTAATAATGGTCGTGATGTTGGTAATGGTCGTGATGTTGGTAATGCTAATAATGGTAATAATGCTCGTGATGTTGGTAATGCTAATAATGGTAATAATGGTCGTGATGTTGGTAATGCTCGTGATGTTGGTAATGCTAATAATGGTAATAATGGTCGTGATGTTGGTAATGC